CAAACAATATAATGCCCTAAACTGAGAACTTTTATACTAATCTTACAGCAGGGAGGCGAACAAATAAATGGCCAGAAGAGCCACGAAAGCTGTTGAAAACGAGTTTTATCGAGCACGAATGAATGCTGCATCGTGCAATGATAAATTAAACAGCAGAGAAGGAGCAGCAGAAATTACAGGGATTGATCGTACCAGGCTCGCTCGAATTGAGCTTGGTAGCCTTAACCCTTATCCGGAAGAAGTGTTGCTGATGATTGATGCCTATAATGCGCCGGAGCTTGGTAACCATTACTGCTCAAAGATGTGTCCTATTGGACAAGACACAGTACCAACGGCAGAGCTTGTTCATCTTGATAGGCTTACAATTAATATTTTGGCAGCCCTGGAAAATTCCGACTTCATTCAGAAAACTATCATTGCCATTGCAAAAGATGGGATAGTCTCGGAAGGTGAACAATCACAGATACAGCAGATACTTGCAGCGCTTGAAAACATATCAAAGACAGCTTTAGAAATGAAGTTATGGGTAGAAAAAAATGCCAGATAGGAGGTGTAATAATGGCAGTTGCAACACAAGCAGAGGCCCCGAAATTTCTACGGGTGGCTGATACAGCCAAACTGCTTCAATGTTCTGAATCGCATGCCTACAAGGTTATGCGTGAGCTTAATGAAGAGCTTAAGAAAAAAGGGAAGGTTGTTGTTGCCGGCAGGATTTCAAGGCGCTACCTTGAGGAACGTCTTTATTGATTTCATAAACAGCAAGGAGGAAAGGGGAGAAGACGATGCGGTATTTCAGGAAAACAACGGTGCTCGTTTTATCGGCCACTTTGCTGATAATGGCAGGAAAAGTTATGGATACCTGGCTTACACCGATAGGCGCCGAGACCGGAATATCCATACCGACAACAGCAATATTGAAAAAACCGATACCTGAATCATCAATAACACTAAAATCGGAGTTGGTGGCCAGAATTTATGACATTCCACTTAGAGACGAACTCCAGGAGTACACATTCAAGCTTTGCCAAGAGAATGATATTGATTATGAGACAGTGCTGGCAGTGATGGAGAAGGAAAGCAACTTTCAGGGAAAAGAGATAAGCTCTACCAATGACTATGGGCTGATGCAAATCAATCAAGTCAACCATAAGCATCTTTCAGAGGAGCTCGGAATCAGTGACTTTCTGGATGCAAAACAGAACATCCAGGCTGGAATACATATTCTCGCGGGGCTGACCCAAAAGTATGGTGACCAGAACAAAGTGCTAATGGCTTACAATTGCGGCGAAGCTGGAGCCAGTAGGCTATGGAAAAAGGGCATAACGGCCAGCAAATACAGTATGGCAATCATCGCTAGGGCTGATGAATTAAGGAAGGAGTGATACATACGGACACACTAAAAAGGTGGGCCGATGCTGCTGGTGATGCCATATTCGATTGCAGCTATCGCGTGGTGGAGGACATAGGCGTGATTGTGGTTGGCATGACGGCGTTCTACTTCCTGGGGCAGGTAGTACGATGGCTGATGTGAGAATGGAGTGTGAAAAGAAGAGACTAACTTAGCGAAAGGAGAACGCATTATGTCGTCGTCAGCAGAGTACCAACAATTAAGAGATGAAGCTGCCCGGTGTCTTGGTCGAGGACTTACGGACGCTGAATGGGAATGGGCATTGCCAAGAGCAAAGCGCAAGCTTAGTCGAATCATTGAACAAGAAGGCGATGCCGGAGGAATTCGACTTCAGCCCTGGTATCTTGCAAAACTGATAGAAGAGGCAGTAAGCCAGGAAATGCTATCACAATACACTATCATGCACAGTATGGTCATTGAAGCCCAAAGGCAGATCGCAGGAAATCCAATCTGCACCGTATGCAGCGGATGCCAAGAAATAAAAAAGGCCGCCTCATTAAGAGACGACCCAACCACACCAAAATTGTATCACAGAGGGGAGGAGATATCAAATGAAATTATTAACGTTAAGGCTTGAAAACTTTCAGGGTTTGAAGTCGGAAGAATTTAAATTTGATGGCTGCACTACTAGTATCTACGGAGATAATGCTACTGGTAAAACTACTGTTTTTAATGCTCTTACTTGGCTGCTCTTCGATAAAGCAAGTACCGGCGCAAAAAATTTTACGCCAAAGACCAAAGGCCATGAGGGAGATCTCCATTTTCTCAGCCATGCAGCAGAAGCGGCCTTTTGCATGGATGATGGGCGTATTGTCAGCCTTCGGAAGGTTTTTCACGAAAACTATAAAAACAAGCGCGGCTCGGCTGTCAAAGAATTCGATGGCCACAGCGTGGACTTTTATATTGACAGAGTACCCGTTAAAGAAAAAGACTACGAAGAGGCTATGCTTTCCTTTTGCGGCGGGAATATTGAGAAAATGAAGATGCTTACCATGCCGGACTACTTTCCGGAAGAGATGGCTTGGGATGCCAGAAGAGAAATTCTGCTGGAAATTTGCGGAGATGTTTCGGATGACGATGTTATAAACAGTGCGCCGGAGCTCAAGGAACTGCCTCAATATCTTTTGATGCCTGGAACAACGGGCCAATATTACACGGTAGTTGAGTACAAAAAGATAGCTGGAGCGAAAAAGGCTGACATCAACAAACAGCTACAGGAAATTCCAGGAAGAATCGACGAGGCTCAAAGGGCAATGCCTGACATTACCGGGTTAGATGAAGAAACCATTAACCTCAAAATAAAGGAGCTTGCCAAGCGGAAGAGTGAGCTTGAAACGGAGAAGGCTCAGGCTTTAAATGGTGATTTAACCATGGTTGCTATTAGAAACCAAACCTCTGAAGCAAATGCGCGATTGGCAGAAGCCAGAGTGGCATACGCAACTAAGTGTAGCAGCAAGAACGAAGGCACGTACACAGCCATCGGCGATATAAAGAAGAAACAAATCGTGGTCAAAAACCACCTGCAGGACGCTAAAAACGACCTGGAAAGGGCGCAGCGGAACGCAGAAAAATTGAACAGCCGCCGCGAAGCCCTACTAAACGACTATGCAGCAATACAGCAAGAAACCTGGAACGAAGACAATGAGATATGCCCGACCTGCCATAGGACACTGCCTGAGGAAGAAGTCCAGAAGCTTCGTGAAGCCTTCAACCTTCAGAAGAGCCGGCGCTTGGAGAAGATAAACACCCAAGGGCAGAAGGATGCCAGTAAAGAGATGATTGCAGAGCAGACCGCGAAGATAAAGGAGCTCAATGGGCAAATCGAGGAGGATGAGCGCCTCATAGAGGACTATGAGCAGCAAATAGCCACTTTACATAGTGAACTTCAGACACCGGAGCCATTCGAGAATACTGAGGAATATTCAGAAATCAGCGCCCAAATCGCTGCGCTTCAGAATGAAGCAAGTGACATGGACAAGAAGACTGAGACAATTGTCGCAGGTTATACGGAAAAGATACAGATGCTATATGATGAAATTAGACAGCAAGAAGAAATGAAGACTCGCATAATGATAGCTGCCGGTCAGAGAGAAAGGATTGCCGAATTGGAAGGCAGGGAGAAAGAATTTTCAGGACAATATGAGGGTCTAGAAAAAGGCATTTATCTCTGCGAGCTTTTTATTAAAGCAAAAGTCAAATTGTTAACCGATAGGATTAACGGAAAATTTCGCAACGTGCGCTTCCGCCTTTTTGTGGAGCAGCAAAATGGAGGTGTCAGGGAAGACTGCGAAGTCATGGTGCCATCATCCATTGAAAAATATAAGACCGGAGAGGCACCGCTTGTGCCCTTTGTCTTTGCAAACAACGCGGCCAGGATTAACGCCGGCTTGGAAATTATCGAGACCCTTTCCCACCATTGGAATCTCACAATGCCTGTCTTTATAGACAACGCCGAGAGCGTAACCCGCATCAATCTGATTGACACGCAGGTCATACGCCTGGTGGTTTCGGAGCGAGATAAAGTGTTACGGCTGGAGGTGGCGGTATGAAGAAAATAGTTACTACCTATGAAGGAAGCTTTGATGACGATGAATAATGATGAGATTTTTACTATCAAAGCACGACGTTGTAAGAGATGTGGAGGGCTTCTTACCAGCAAACAGGCTGTAGAAGATGGGTATGGTCATGTTTGTAAGATAAAAATAGTAAAGGAGGAGGAAGCCAGAAAGTTAGATGAAATGCAGGTTAATATATTTGATATTTTACAGAAAAATGAGGAGTGATTATGTACAGCTTTAAAGATAACCGCGGCGGTCTTTGGGTGGCCTGTTCCGAGTGTGAACGAGGAGGCAACGGCAGCGACCCAGATAAATGCTCCTGCGGATGGAGGGTTAAAAAATTTAACCAGAAAGGGTGCTTTTCAGGCACTCTGATGGAAAGATACAAGGCTTAATCAAAATAAATTCAAAAAGGAGAAACTCACTATGGCAAACACACAAAAAACAACATTACCCCCAAACGATGCAGCATTACAGCCTGCAGAAAGCCAAACACTTGCGGCAAGCGAACGCTTTACCAATCAAGTTTTTAAGGAATTTGGCAGCAATATTGCCGGCGAGATTCAAGTGACCGATTATCAGAAGACTCTGATTCAAGGATACTTCATCGGTATCGACCGCGCGCTTAAAATTGCCGAAGAGTCGCGCATTCGTAAGAATGAAGGGAACAAAGATCACAAGTATGACAATCCCATTCCAATCACATGGGCAAACGCAAACCTAAACGACCTCGCGCTGGACGTAGTCTACTATGCCAGAATGGGCCTGGACATGATGCAGGACAATCACCTCTCGCCGATACCTTATAAAAATAACAAGACACAAAAATACGATATTACTCTGATGCCAGGATATAATGGCATCCAATACATTGCCGAGAGATACGCGGTTGAGAAGCCACTGGCGGTCACCATTGAGCTGGTCTACTCCACCGACACCTTCAAACCGGTTAAAAAAAGCAAGGACAACAAGGTCGAAGGTTACGAGTTCGAGATCAACAACGCATTTAACAGAGGGACTGTCGTCGGGGGATTTGGATACATCGAGTACACCGACCAGTTGAAAAACAAGCTGATTATCATGACGCTTAAGGACATTGATAAACGTAAGCCTAAACACGCAGCGGCCGAGTTTTGGGGCGGCAAGGTCAAGGTTTGGGAGAACGGAAAACAGGTTGAGCAGGAATCTGATGGCTGGTTTGAAGAGATGTGCCTAAAGACCTTGAAACGCGAAGTTTATAGTGCCAAACACATCTCTCGCGACCCTAAGAAGGTCGACGATAACTATCGGTACATGCTTATGAGAGAAGCTCGTTATGCAGAAATAGAAGCTCAGGCAGAGATAGATAACAATGCAAATTCCATCACCATAGATACTGCTCCAAATTTTGAGCAAAAGATGTTAGACTCACGAGTAGATATGGAGACCGGAGAAATAATTGAACCGGAAGGACAAAAAAACATGGCCGCAGCAGCTCCGGCTAAAGAAACCATATTGGGACCTGATTTTTAATGGAGATTAAAATTCTTGCATCCGGCAGTTGCCAGAGCTGCCGGATGCGAAAGGAGGGACGATTATGCATATTACAATTGACGGTATGACAAAGCTTTTTTCTGAATGGCTGCAGGAAATAGGAGTATCAAGACAAGCCGTATATGCTGCAGAACGGAAAGGAATTAATGCAGAAGACTTTATCAGAATGAGGCTTGATCGGTATGGACATTAAAGTCATAGCATCTTCATCAAGTGGAAACTGCTATTTAATAAGCGATGGGAAGACAAATATCCTGATCGAATGTGGTATTTCCATCAAAACAATACAGATTGCCCTAGAATTCAACCTTTCTAGAGTAGCGGGATGCTTCATCAGTCATTGCCACAATGATCACAGTAAGGCTGCCAGAGACCTTGCCAAGATGGGGGTAGATATTTATACCAGCCAAGGCACAATCGGCGCCTGTAGCCTCACAGGGCATCGGATACACCCTATAAAAGCCCTGGAGGAGCTGACGGTTGGGACATTCAAGGTGCTGCCGTTTGGAATTGAACACGATGTACCAGAGCCACTCGGATTTTTATTTGAAACAGTGTATTTAAAAGAAAAGCTGTTGTTTTTTTCCGATACATACTATCTGCGTTATCGGTTTAACAAGTTGAATTATATCATGGCCGAGTGTAATTACTCCAACGAGGCCCTTCAGCGAAGCGTCGATGCGGGCTATATACCCATAGAACTGGTGCCGCGGCTAATGAAGAGTCATATGAGCCTAGAACATTTGCTCGACCTCCTCAGGGCTAATGATTTAAGCCATGTCAAGCAGATCTATCTGCTGCATCTCAGTAAAAATAATAGCAATGAAAAGCACTTTAAAAAAGAAGTTCAGAGACTTACCGGAACTGAAGTATATGTCTGCTGACGGGAGTGGAGGCGGTAAAAACAATATGGCACGAACGCGAAGTATAAAACCAAGTTTTTTTGACAATGACATTTTGGGTGACCTTTCACCGCTGACTCGCCTTTTATTTATAGGACTATGGTGTGTTGCAGACAGAGAAGGCCGCCTAGAGGATAGACCTAAACGGATAAAAAAAGCACTACTCGGATATGATGACGTTGATGCTAATGGAGTGAACGACATGTTACAGCAACTACATAACAACGGATTCATAATTCGATATGAGGCACAAGGTGAACATTTCATACAGGTAACAAACTTCACTAAGCACCAAAATCCACACATAAAAGAGAAAGCAAGCGAAATTCCACCCTGCACAGTGCAAGTACAGCATATGCACAAGACAAGTACGGAAGAATCCGGGCCTATTACTGGAACCCTTTCACTTTCTATTGGTACCCTACCACTTTTTACTGAGAACCAGCATACTGGTGCCCTAATTTCTGAATCTGAAGATGAGAATCTACAACCTGAAGAGAGCCTAGCAGGTGAAACGGCTGCAAGCATAGGTGAAGAAGAACCTATAAACCACTCCATGACCCAGGCTGAAAGATTTAAAAAATTTTGGGAGGCTTATCCCAAAAAAAGAAGTAAGGGTGATGCAGAGAAGGCATGGAAGACGATTTATCCGGACGATGTTCTTTTGCAGAAGATGATTGAGGCTTTAGAAAAGGCCAAGAAAAGCAAAGAGTGGCTAAAAGATAGCGGCCAATATATTCCCTATCCGGGCACTT